CTCTCTGGTACTCCGCCGCCAGCTCGTCGTCGGCAATCACCAAGTCATCCCCAAGGATGACGTACGGTGCTGTCGACGGGTCTCCCTTCCAGAGGGAACGTACCACGGCATGATGCGTCAACGCAAACGCCGCGAAGGAGGCAACAACCCCGAGGGGTTGTCCCACCTTCCAAGCAATATGCGCTTTCGCACTGCCGGGGTATTCCACCTGGGCAGGAATCCGAGCTAGGATCGAGAAGGTGTTCACCCACATCTTCCAGTTCCGACTCGGGTTCAAACCGAGCAGGACAGTGCGAGTGAGCGCCAACGGGAAGCGATCAGTTGCTGAAGACAAGTCGAACGAATAAACCGTTCGACCCTCTTGCAGCCACTGCATCACACGCTTCGCGCCCTTCACTTGTTCGAAGGTGCAGTCTTGAGGTATCTTGGACAGAGAGCTGTAAAGCACTCTAGCCCAAGGCGCCAGCAAGTACTGAACCCAGAACGGAGGGAAGAGGTAAAAGCGTGCCTTCCCGTCCGGTTGCACGCGGCACCTGATGCGGCCAAGGGTCCCAGGGATTAAACCTGTGCCCTTGGGGAGCCTAACAGGGATAACTGGTATTTGCCGTAAGGCAAATGGCCAGCGATCCCAGAGGTCCCACCGGTTCGCCCATTGACTGAGAGTCCAGGACCCATGGATCAACTCTATCCACTCATCGGATAGAGACCCATCGGGCTTTCTGGATCTCAAGATCAAAGGGTCAGGAACCGGAACCCAGTCAGGTAGCCGCAGCTCCGGAAAGCACTCCCGCACAGGCCTCCTTCCGACGAATCCCCAAGGGATCTCGTGAAAGGGGGCAGCTGTCGGTTGTGAACCGAGAACGGCGCTGGACAGAGGTGCCGTGACCGCCCGTTCGAACTTCTGCACGTCCTGCAGAGTGGGCTCAGCGTGCTGCGGGCCCAAACCCGTAAACACGCGCCACAACTGCAAGAGTTGCGCATAGTGTTCGAACCGACCCGTCCTAGCAACCCTCTCTGGGTAGACCAAGTACTTGGTGCTAATCCATTGAGGGCGCTCGGGCTCTTCCCCAGCCCTCAGCTTCAAGAGGTACTGAACGATGAGTTTACATCGCTCAGCGGCCCATTTGAAGCCGGAATGGGAAATCCACCGCTGTACCGCAGCAAGAACTTGCTTACGGTACGGCGAGGCGACGAGGGGGAGCATGGCGTATGCTTGCCTTGCGGCGGTGGTGCTCATAGGAGTTACCTCCTGTGATGTGCCACTGGC